ACTCTGTCAATGCAGTATGTATCATCACATATCTTGATAAGGTTATTGAGATCAGAAAGACCGATTTCTGAAAGTTCCTTGCCGTTAATCGGCTTGCAATTCTGCTCAATTACATAATCGGTTTGCTCAGGGTAGCGGACAACGCCCTCTAAATAAGAGGGGCGAAAGTCCTTGTAATAAAAATCTTTAAATTTCATGGTAATAACTCCTTTTGCGTGGGTGTTATTTGGGTGTAGTCATTCCATGTATTGGCGTACATGGGTTTATAATGACTACACTCTTTTTGTTGTAATAATGCGTGTGGTAGGCTTGAAAGCCTTTTTAAATGCACTGTAGCGGTGCTGTGCGTTGTATTCTTCAAGAAACGTTCTGAGGAGCGTATCACGCTCAGCAGGACAGCACAGATACACAATCCTTTTATCCTCTCCTTTCTCCTTGCCTATCGTGCCACAGAGCCACAAATAGAACAGGTTAATTTCTTCCTTGCAAATTTCTTTTTGCTTCATGATGTACCTCCTGATTTATTTATACCATATTTTTACGGCGTTGTAAAATTGCCGTTTTCTTACATTAAATATTTTTACTTTATTTTGTTTGGCTTGTTTTGCTTTTTCGGCTTTTGAGTTGGCTTTTCTTTATCGTGTCACTTATGCCACGGCTGACGCTGTGGCGGAACGGCAAGCGACCGATTTTGCTTTGCTCAATCGTTCCATTGCCTAAATTTTTAACCTCTTACAGTCGCTTCAGAGTTTAAAAATTTTCCTCGTGACACTAACTTTGCGATTTATTTTCAACAAATTTTGACGTTAAGCCGTCCATAAGTGTGAACAATCCCATTTGTGAAACCTCGTGACGAACGTGTGAACACTGTTCACGGATAGCGTGGCTATCACAATGCAGGTCAAAATCAACGTTGTATTTACAATAAAATGTGCCGCTATTGTTCTCGGCGGTATATTTGAAACAATACACTATATCATCAATACGCCTTGTAAGCTGTTCAAGCTTGTCTATGC